CTTCAGCCAAAACGATGGAGATGGGGGCTGCCGTAGAAGCATCCCCGTGGTATTGAACCGTCATCTGGTCGAACTCGTTCTCCGTAATGACAACAGGACCGTTGAATCGAGTCGCACCCTTCATCGAGGAGCGGGCGTCCGGGTTGTAGATGTAGTAGGGGTCACCGTCATCGACAGCACCGTCCGTCCAGTTCGCTGAGACAGTGGCAACATTGGTGGACCCTACATAGTCCGTAATTACCCTGGCCTGCCCCGCTGCCGCAGTCACGGCACCATTCCCAAGAACAACAATCCAACCGTTGTAGTAGTCGTCCTGGTTGCTGGCGAGGTCCACATCCAGTGTGATGGTGTTCAGGGGTACCTCATCCGCCGCTGCCGTGGAATTGTGTCCGCTGGCAGCATCGTTGATGTATCGGGCCAGGAGTGTGGCATCGACACTGTCTACGATATTGGTCTTGACCGTCACCGTAGCGTCGTCAACCAGCAGGACGAACTCCTCTACCGTAGCAATCGTGAAGCCCTGACCAACCGTAGCACTGGCACCACCCGTGTAGATAATCTCCTCTCCCGTGAGGGAGGCAAAGAAACCGCCGTTGTGGGTCGTGGCCGCTGAGGGGCTACTCAGGTTGAGGCCCGTGGCACCGCCGACGTCCACACTGTGGACAGACATACGGAGCTTATCGGACTGTGCTGAGACAAACGAGTACGGACCGGAACCGTTGACAGCCCATTTGGCGGGGGAGGCTTGACGGGCAGCAAACTGCACCGTCACAACTTCCTCTACCGGACCTACGAACGTTGTCGCACTGTTGCTCTCCAGCCGGAAATCAGGAGTCATTTCAGACCCGGAGGGGAACTCAACCGTAATCCCGGTCAGTCCTGCACCCTTGCTACCGGCTACCATCGTAGCACCGTAGATGTCAGTCTCACCCGAGTTCTGCATCGTGTACTGGCCAACCCCGGACACGCCCGCTGTAGCACAGGTCAACGTGTAGGTCTCGTCCGTCAGGGTGTTGTAGTACTGGGTGGCATAGACCGTGGCTCCCGGTGGTATCGCCGTAGCCAGCGTGATGACCGTGCCCTCAACCTGAGTCACTGTGACTCGGCCTCGTGCCATCGCATCCTGCTCATCATATCCCCAGTAGGCCCAGATAACATCGGGACGGTTGACCGGAAGGTCGATACGACTGTTGCTGATGGTCTGGAACAAGCTCTGCCCCAGCGGAGTATCACGCCCGTTCCCCAACGTCGGGGTAAAGGGAAGTTGATACTGGGTACGTGAATCCGTTGACACCCCACCCGCTGATGTTGCAACCGCTGTGCATTCCCCGAGGAAGTTACGGTTGTCAACCAGGGTGTTAGTGATCTGGGTCTCATCAAACAGCGTAGCTCCCGCTGTCGTCAACCCTGCGGAGGTCAATGCAGCCGTGCCCCAGACAATGCGATCATTCTGGAGAACGAAGTCCGCATCCTGTACATAAGCGGAACTGCCGGGTACGTCTCCGCAACGGGTCACGGAGGTCACGCCGATGTGAGCGAGGTAGTCAAACGTATCTTGCCAGGTATTCCAGTAGTACTGGATAGATACCGTAGCCGCCGCAATGGGGGCTTCCGCCAGCGTCACCGCTCGGGTTGCACCATCAACTGACACGGGAATGACCTGAACGCCATCAACCCGGACTGTCACATGGGCCGGGTCCGTAGTCACAACACCGCCACCGGAACCGTCAACAATGGGACCGTTCATGGTGTAGAAGGTTGAAACTCGGTTGTCCGCCAGGCCGCTTATCAGACCCAGATCCCCGTTAGCACTCCCGTCGCCTACCGCAACACTGTGGTCCGCCAGAAGCATCAGGGCAGAGTGTCCGAAGTTGTCAGCAAACGTGGAGCCTGTCAGGGAACCAATCTCAGCAGACGTGATTGCGGCTGCAATCTGAGCCATCGTGTAATCGGACTTGACAGGAATCGTGATAGACCGCACAACGCCGTCAACTGTCACAGACAGGACGTTGTTGGCGGGCACAATGACAGCACCCTCATCACTAAGGATGTCCCCGTGCATGTCGATGACAACGACTCCGGCATTCGGAGCATCAACATCGGCAATACCGGAGGCTGCCCGGACGGTCGCTGATTCTGCCGGTACCTGGCTCGATACATCGTCTGTCACGAGGGTATCAGACCGGTTGAAGTAGTACGTGCAACGCACTACGTCGGTCGGCAGTGGGTTCGCTGCAATCTGAATGATCCCGTTGGTCCCATCAACAGCCAGTACTACAACCGGCTGATTGTTGATCGTAACCAACACGTCACCACGGCTCGTTGTGGATGTTCCCGTACCGTCACCAGTTACGATGGGCCGGTTGACAACCTGGAATCTATCGAGGACACCATCCCATGCTCCCAGTGTGACGAGTCCCGCTGCGGACGTGCTGGCAATAGCCCGGCCCGTCTGGTCCTCGTTCACAACCCGCTGATCAATCACAGCGGAAGAACCTCGCACGATCTCCAGGTCTTCCTGGAAGAGCGACTCGTTCCCCTCACCAATGATGACGGGAATCTTCAGGCTCTCCAGTGCCTGACCCAGCGGGTTCTCAAACTTCGTTTGCGTGTACGGCCCCGGAGGGGCGTAGTTCTTCCCTGGAAATGGCATCTCCTCACCTCTTTTTCAATCCGCTCTTGCGGAGTTTAGCTCGAACTTGTCAATGTCCGTCTTATCCATCCGTTTGTCACACCACCTGCTTCCGCAGGGGAAGCCCAGCACAACCGATACATTCATCAACGGTACATTCCCATCAAGCCACGGCCTTCGCCGGGTAACTCCCCACGAGCGGGTTTTGTCCTATCAAGTAACAGACTCCTTCCGCTACTGTATCGGGCTTATTGAAGCATTAGTGGGAGGAGGGCTACTCGGAGGCGGGGGCAGTCTCAGTCTTTTTGCTACCTAGTTCAGTCATGGCTTTGCCGTGGATCTTCTGGGAACGGGCATGGACACCCTTCTCTTCTGAGGACATCACCCGGTACGTCCCATCAGGATTTCGGGACAGGTCGTGCCCTGTAGCATTCGGTGTCCCTGACAATACCTGACGTTTGTCCTGCACCCGCCGGTCAGCAACTTCCCACCCTTGCTGGGCAGCTTTGCCAATAGCACGGTCAGCAACAGCATCAATTTGGGATACTCCAGTATTCTGAGGAACTGGGCCAGATACGTCTTGCACAAAGCTGCCCTCGACCTTCTCCGGGACAACACGTTCCGCTGATGTGCCGCAATCGGGACAGTCTTGGTTTTCCATGCTGTTGGCCATTGAGGCGTAACTCTCGAACATCAAACCACAAACACACTGATAGTCATATCTTGGCATGGTGCCTCCTTACTGGACGCTTACTGGACAGAAACAGGACATCACTTGATCACCTCAAAAGATCGGTTCCGACCACTGAAGTAAGGATCCCGGATACTGAGTAGCGTCATGTCATCCGTCGGTTGGATATTCGTTGCAGCATGATCCGACGTGAGTTCATCGTCGGGAAGGGACGCAATAGCCTCCGCCGCCTCGACCGTCAACGGGATGGCTTGCCGGAGATAGACGTTCAGAGGCTCGTGGATGCTCCACTCTGTCTCAGCCGTCAACGAGAAGCTGGAGGTATACAAGTAGTCGTCCCCAGTCTCATCATAGGGCTCCTCGGCCTCACCCCCCATTGACACGTCTGTAATCTCAATCCCCTCGGTAGACAACCGGGAACGCAACAGACCCCAGATGTACATGATAGTCAGGTCCGCAATCTCTCGCTGGTGGTCAATGTCTCGGGACATCACATCGAAATCGAAGTTGAGGCTCCATTTACCCCCGTACTCCAATGCCGTAGGTGTTCGTATCGGGGTCACTACTACCGCCAACCTATCCCCACGACCATTCCGATTCCCAAACGCCAGTACACAACCTGGAATGGCAGTATTGTTTCCCCGATTAGGAAACAGGACGTGGGGGCCTGTGGTCGCTCCTGCGGTGCGGTAGTCCGCTGACAGGGTGCGTCCCCCCAATAATGGGTTTGCAAGCGTTATACCCCCCGTCGGGGTGCCCTCATCGTCTGTCTCAACAGTGTAATGATTCCCTGGGGATAACAACGTCCCTGCCGGTAGCTCATATAGGCGCAAGGAACCAGCCAGCGGAGGTGATTGAAGCTGACCATCCAACGTGTCACTCATCGTTAGTGGCTCACGGTACACATCCAGTAGCTGGTCAATGTAGAATTCCTCATCCCCTGTCAACTCGATGTAGTAGGTGCCCGGAGGTGACGGGAACACACCGCCATTCTGTCCGATAGCTACAGCGTCCTCACGCACCCACTCAATAGCGGTCCCCGGATAGTTACCCACCCCGGACAGATTCACATAGCTATTGACGGTCCCAACGTAGTTGTCGGCTGACAGGTCTACCCGGTTCCCGCCGCTAACCTTGATGACGATCCCATGGGCCGGACGCTCATCGAAACTGAACTTGCCTTGGATATTGTTGACGATATCCCGGTACTTGGGGTGAAACTTCCAGTAGTTCCGCAACTCCTGAATGAACCGCCGGTTCAAGGCTGAGGTAAGTTGGAAATACACCTAGTTCTCCACCTTGCAACGAATCATACGTCCCCGCAGACTCACTTCCAGAATCGGAGACGGGCTCATCTCCACACGCTTCCCGTTCGCATCCTGCCATTCATGAACTTCTATCTGCTGGTCCAACCCAAACGTCTCCGGGTCCATGTCGAAGGAGGCCACAGTCGAAAGGATCTCCCCGGCAATCTCAATCTCCATGTTCATCGTGATGCCCACCTTCTTGACCCGTGTTGGGGCAATCTTGAGTTCGATCTCTCGGGGTATCGGACGAGCGATTGTCAGTTCCCCATCATTTAGCGGGGCTTCCTTCTCCGCTTCCGCCTGGAGGGTCACACACAGATCCAAGAAATCCTGTTCCATGTGAGGGTCTGTGACACCGTTGGGGTCGTACACGAGTTCCAGACCACCAAGCAGTTGTTCCCGGCCTCTAGTGGACTGAAGCAACTGACTAATCATCTCTGGGGTGAAACCCAGTTGCTCCGCCAATGCTAGGGGGACAATCCCTGCCCCCTCCTTGACGGCTTTAAGGGATACTTGATGGCACTCGGGGTGAGTAATCCCACCGAACCCCAGCATCCTAAGCCTCGGGTCGCTGGCTTCCTGTGCTGCAAAACCCTTCTCCCGCCAATCAGCCAGTACTGTCAACCAGCTCTCCAGCGTTTCATGAGTCGTGGTCTGAGTCGGCGCAAACCCCTCGAAAGCCTCCGCTATGGGTTTCTGTGCTTCGGCAATAATCTCATCCTGTTGTTCCCGCCGCCATTTCGCCCGGTCGTTGTCTGTCCGAGGAGACGGCAAATCCAAATTGTTTGGGTTAAAATGGTGTCCCATTAGTCGTCCTCCTCCTGAAGTGCCTGAATCAGTAGCCCGTAGGCAACGGCATTGAGCGGTTCCTTAGCCTGACGGACGTCCTTGATGGCAATGGGAAACTTCTTGCGCCGCTTCTCAAACACTTTGTTGAAGAACTCCATGAACCCGCCCGCCAGACTCGTACCCCCGGAAATCACCAGCGGGATCTCCTTCGTCAAAGAGAACTTACCCTCGATCTCTTTGAACTTGAGGACAATGTGGTCCAACACGTAGTTGATGAGTGATTTGTAGTAGAACGCAATGGCTTCCTGGACACGCCCCTCTGGGTTATTCAGGTCCATCCCGGCCTCTTTCACTGCACAGACCCGTGCCTGAGTATAGGCAATGGAATGGGCTGCACCCTTGTCAATCCAATCGCCGCCTCTTGCAACGGAAAAGGTCAGACCCTCAATAGTATTGACGGCGAGAGCCACATTGGCCATCCCGGAACCGAACGAGATTGCCAGACCAGAGAACTCATCCTTAGCAGTCTCAGAATAGATGATCCCCATGGCCTCATTACCTGCATAGGCCGTGTACCCGCACTCCTCAATGATCTTCTCGAACACACCCTGGTGGTAGATGATGTCCCGACTGGGGGCATCTACAGGCACAGCAGGTACGGAGAAGTAACAAGGTTCACCTTTCTTCTGAGGGTCTCCCAGTACGTGCTTGATCAACAACCCCAGCACTTCAAGGCTGTCAGCTTCGTGAGGTGATACGATCCCATCGGACAGGGGGCGACGTGGTTCCCGTCCAAAGATATTGGCGGTCTCCAATGCTGCATCCCCCAGAATCAACACCTCTTCACCCCGGTCTACAAAGTTGGCACCCTGAAGCCGAAGCATCTTCTTGGCATTGGGGGGGAGATCCAGAAACACGTCCCGCATCCTCTTAGTCTCAATCCCTTGGGCTGTTCGTCGGGCGGACACCAAATTCATGGTGCCGATATCCAACCCCATCCCCAGAGGGTTTGTTGTCAATGTCTTCTTAGTCATGAACTCACCTTTTTCCCTGCTGCCTTCTTAGTGGCTGCCTTCTTAGGTGCTGCCTTCTTAGGTGCTGCCTTCTTGGTTGGCTTCTCTACCTTAGCCTTCGCTTTGGCAGCCCGTAATGCCGCCGACGCTTCATCAACAGAGGATTCCTTCGTGGAACCTGTCTCCAGCGTCAGGTCGGCCTGCATATCTTCATTCATCACCGTGTCAGGAATGAAAGCGGGAGTGTCCATATCAATAGAATGGGCTGCAACCCCTCCAGCAACACGGGGCATCCGATCCAACATACCTTTGACGTCCTCGGCCATCCCAGCCCGGACACCCGTCAGACCTTCCTCCACTCTCAAGGTGAGCCCCTCTTGAATCTCTGCAACCTTCAGAGTGAGACCCTCTTGAACGGCTCCTACCGCTGAGGTCAAATCATCCCGGAGAACACCAACCTTCAAGGTCAAATCCTCGATCATCCCGTCCATCATCAGACGGAGGTCACTGGCCATCGTGGTTCGGACCTGCCTGACAACTGCGGCGGACACTGTCCCCTGTACTGTTTGAGCAATCCGATCCGAATTGATCTCGGTCTTATACTCTTTAACAATGACTGTCTGGGGGTGCGTGGGGTTCTTCCCTGCAGAGGGACTCATCACCGGAAAGGGTGGTGGTGCAACACGGGGGGCCGACTTGGGTCTCTCCGGTGGACGGGCTCGGCGTTCCTTGAACCTCTCCACAACATCTATTCGGATAGCCCCCGCCCGCTGTGCATTTGCAACCTCGGGACTGCTACGGGCCGTGATCGGCAGGTAATGAACCTGGCCTTGCGTCAGTTGTACCCCAACATCTGCGAGACGGATACCCCGGCACTGGCAGGTAATCTGTATTTCTTTCATCCTTTACTAGCCTCCCTCATGGCGTCTACAACCGCTTCTCCAACTATTCTACCGCAGCGCACCCGCCACTTTCGTACAGCGGTCTCAAAGAAGGTGAATCTGGCAATCCCTGGG